TAATTAGACCATTTTAAATCTTCAGTCATATCTATAGTATACTATCTTTAATTATTTTGTCAATCAAATTCTATTATGTCCAACAGTTGTTAACCAAGGAAATGTTTCTTGCCAATTTGTGCCCCTACGTTTATCAAGTTCTGTTAGGCGCCATTTAAGCATTTTTATAGCTTCGTAATCTGCAGGTGTTTCGTTTATTTCTTTGAAAATAGTGTTAACATAATCCATATATGGACTGTTGTTTCCTTGATACATTATTTGATTTAATTCTTTTAGTTCATCAATTACATCATCGTAAAACCCTTCTGGCATAATTTTTGGATCAAAAAAATGTGGATCGTGACATCTATTATAATTTACACTTACATACCGATGTTTATTCCATTCAATAACTTTACGGACTAATGCCGGAGTAGTTTTTAGACTAAGATTAGTAACAGTCCAATTCATAGTTGGAATAATTTCTGGGCATTCATAAATTAAATAATTTATATTATCTTCCATAACTTCCCAATTATGTGGAAATCTTATATACTCACTTTCTGGTCCAAAAGTATCTACACTAATTACAAATACAACTTCTTTGACTGTTTTGCTAAGTTCTTTTAATTTTTCGCATCCTCTTTTAAAAAGTTTAGGTTTTACTTCCATATTGCTGTATATTTCTATATCACATTCCGGATTAGGATGCTTTATCATCCAATCAACACAGTCCCATGTTTCTTGTTGTATAAAAGGTTCACCGCCTAATAAATCAAACGCTTTAAGACTGCTATAATTGTTTTCCATCCATTTGTAGAATTTTTCCAGTCTTTGTTCGTACGTTTTTTCTTTTATATCTACATCTTGTATAAAACTATGTTTAGGTTCATATTTTTGCATTTCTTTCACCCAAGCACTGCTATACTGAGGCCCACAATAAACACACTTTAAATTACATTTATTATTAAAATGCATACTTACTTGTGTAGGTTTTATACGAGTGGCAGTTGGATTATTAAAAAGTTCTTTTGGAACATATCTTTTGTTATTGTTATTACTAAGCCATTGCATCCTATCGCTAGTTCCGCCTATAGCTTCTTGATCTCGACAATGTTCGCAACCCCATCCATCACTAGGCCAATCGCCATTTAACATTTTTTCTCTATGTTCTACCCATTTTGGTTCATTATGAAAATCAAAATCCTCACCTATTTGATGCATTCCATTTCTGTGACAACTACTACTAGTGTTATCCCATAAACTTAATGTAACTTGACTCCATTTAAGCAAACACGCTCTATTGCCTTTTGCAGGGAACCAATCTGGGTTTTTCCATTCCTTTGTCATATATACTCTCTTAAATTCAAAAGACTGTTATCTTTCTTTTGTATTGCAGTTTTACGTATCCAATTATCTAATTCAACATCATTTTGCTGTTGTGTACCTATACGTGCTTTTAATTGTTCTAACCATTTGTACGTATGATTATATTGTCCCGCATCTAAAAATAAATCTTTATTTGTTTTGATTAATTGCAAGCATTTATCCACATGTATCTTATATGCATCATCTAATTTACTTGGATCTAGTTCGTTTGGCCAGTTTACCCAATTTCCAAAAATTGCAAGTTTGGTATCTGTTTTCCGCAATTCGTTTATGACCCAATCAAAATACTCATACATATGCTTTACAGTAAAAATATTAGGAGTAGGAGCAAGTGTTACATTTACCAATCTAGGATGATTAATATAATCAATGAAGTTGTTTTGAAAACGATTCCAATTCAGTCCATATCTTACTGACTCAGCAACAACTCCAGTAGATTCGTTACTGATGCCTAAACTAATTCCCCATTTTTCAGGCAAACTATCAAATAATGCTAAAAGTTTTTTTTGATTTTTTTCAGTTGCATTGCCATTGGTTAATACACTAAAATTTATTCTGCTATTGTAAATAGACTTTTTTTGCAAAATCATATTCATAAATTTATAAAAGTTTTTACTGTAACTAATTTCGCCACCTAAAAAACTCAAAGGTATAAACTTTTGTTTTAATGCTACATGCTCAAACCAATTTATGAAAGTTTGCATATGAGCATCATTAGGAATATTCATAACATGCTCATGTCCTAATTCTTGTGCAATCCTACTGCTACTAGTAGCATCACAATATATACATGCCATATCACAAATATTATCAAGTGTAATTTCTATATTATTTACATTGTAGTTAACACTAGAATTATCTATCCATTTGTTTTTAAAATCTCTGTATGCAGTTCCAGTTTCTTTATAACTATTCCAACAAAAATTACATGCAGGATTTTCTATACCATTTACTAAATCATCACGTAATTTTTGTATGTGTAAACTATTGTTAAAAAAGTCTTCTGTAACAACCTCAGGAAAAGATTCACGTTGACTTTTACAACAATGGCTTAATGTTTTTGCTCCAAAGTCAACATTTATATCATACCATGCTGCACTGCACAATGTTTTTGTTAATGCCATACGATATAAGATCCTATATTTTCCTGATTAGATTTATGGAATGAATTATCACTTGGTAGCAATTTATCGGCCTGTATTCTTGGATCAAAATAACTGTTAGCGTTCTCATCTTTGTAGCCCATACCTAATAACAATTTAACCTGATTATTCGGACGTCCTAATGCATTACTTATCATTGTAGGATCTTGAATACATGCACAATAACCTGTACTTAATCCTCTACTTTGTGCATTCCAAATAATAAAGCTACTGGCTATACCTATTTCAATCATTGCTTCTTCCAAAGCATTATCGTCAGGATTATTAGATATCCGTGGAGTAAAACAAAATAGATAAGGTGCTAATGTTTGAGGATTTCCTTTATCTGTTTGTGCATCATGTTTAAGGTCTCTCCAGCACCATTCAAAAATATTATGTCTCAACTCAGGGTCCTTCCAATCTAAAACATCAAGATAGTAAGGCATTCTATTTTGTTTACTAGGTGCGTACATGTGTAAGTCTAACAATATATCTTCAACTGTTTCTTGCGTAACTTTTTTATCTAACCATGTAAATGTAGTTTTTCTTTCTTTAATCAAATCACTAAATTCTCTAGTGTAGTTTGCTTCTTCTAGTTTTTTAAAATTATCTTTTAGCAACTGCATTGCTTCTATCATAATTTCAACATCATCTCTATGGTGTTTAAGTAGTTTGTATAACTCACCTTCTATATAAGCATAAACAGCTAATTCTACTCTATGATCAGTTAGGACAAGTTTTTTATTTTTTACAAATTTATGAGAAATCTCGTTAATTAATTTTGGATCTTGATGCAAAATACATCTAGCTATGCCCCACAAAATATATTTCAAATCTCTTTTACATCTACAATTGTCTGTTGTTCTTTTTGGAAAGTTTACTTTTCTAAAAAACATTCCCCATTCGGATAAGTCATCTATTTTTTTGTGTAATTTATGATATGCAACAAGGCTCATATTTTCTATTCTCCGCAGTATTTAGCACTAAATATACGTATATAATGAAGAAAAGGATTCGACATGTATACAATTACAGAATGGGGAGTAAGCAACGAACCGCCAGAGATATTTGCAGAACGTAATAAATTTCCAGCTAAACCAAAATATCCACAAAACTTAAAAACATCTCGTGAAATACACATGAGTGATCAACTAGACTTTTTACCTATTACAGGTTTTGAAGATGCTGATTGGGAGAAAATGCTTTGGGAAGCTAAAAGATTAGAAAAACACTATGTTCCTCATAGACATCATGAAAGTCACAGCGGTTGGAGTAGTTTGTGCATCCATGGCTTGAGTAGTGTACACACAGAATCTCATCATACTTACGGATACAATGACAGAAAAGACGCACCATACAGGTGGACCGACGTAGCAGACTGGTGTCCTACTATTAGAGATTTTTTTGAAAACAGATTTGATTACAAACAGTATGACAGAATACGTATTATGAAATTATCTCCAGGAGGCTGGATTATTCCACATAGAGATAGTATTACACTAGACGAAAATCATATCGGTCCTACTAATATAGCATTAAACAATCCAGAAGAATGCCATTTCTACATGGACGAAATAGGCTATTTGCCTTGGGAACAAGGACGTATTATCAAGTTAAATCTCTATAATATACATTGTGTATATAATTGGAGCAATGAGGATAGATATCATATTATTGCACACGGCAGGTTAGGTGACGGTTGGAACAAACGTATTGAAGAAAGTTACCATCACTGGAGAAAAATTTATGCTTAATATACAACATGCCGTTGTTGTACCTAAAAATATAAAAAACAATATTGATCGAGACCTTTATCAAAGCTGGATGTTGTATTATCAACGTGGACATTATGTAAAACAAAGTGTTGAGCAGCATCCATTTGTATGGGCAGAATCAGTAGATGACATATTAGATATAATTGCTGACAAAAAAACTGAATATCTAATTGTGACTTGGTTTGGAATGTATCATCACGATTTTTGGCATATTCATAAAATGTGTATATATGATATAGAAAGTCATAAAACAGAGTGGAGTGTAATACACGACAAAAAATCTCCAACTATACAGATAATAAATTTAAAACATTGGCGAGAAAAAGGAAAACCCAAGATTGCTGATTACATAAAATCAGATAGTAAAAAAATCAATAACGTAATAATTAAACAGTTATTAGATTCTAAAGCAACACAAAATCCACAGGCATGGAATGACGAGTTAAATCATTTTACTAAACTTCCTATTATTAATACAAACCTTACTGATTTGTTTATTAAACTTCTTACAACACGTAATCCAAGGCACGCAAATGATCAGGATAAAGGGGTGTTTTTTCTTTATAATACAGAAGCTATATGCACTGATAAAACACATTTGAGTACCGTACAGGGCGCTATAAACACTGTTGTAGGCCCTTGTAGCATGTTTAAAGCATTTATACTAGGTAGTAAGTATATAGACAATGTAGAAAACTATTTACACTTTGATATTTTTGATCGAAATCTACTTTGGAAAAAGCTAATTACAAAAAATTGGGATGGTACAAAAAAAGGATTAGTTAAAACTCTTTCTTTGTGCAATGACGCAGGTGATGGAGATTTTGATTTTTGGAATAATAGCTCAGATAACATTATAGAGAAACAATGGAATGTGCTGTTACAAGAATTTGGTAGCAAAGATGCTATATACGATGCATGGCAAATATACAAAACAAAAAATCATTCATATGCACTTGCAAATATGTTGTTTGATGATGCTGCAATTATTAACGAATTAGAAAAATTCAATATTACTGGTATATATCATGCAATTGGTGACATTCCAGGGTTTAGAAGCAATGCATTACAGTTTGGATTACAACAAATAAACACACTTACAGCAAGTCATATTAAACGTGTTGCAAAAATAAACTCAAACTTATATTGTGATATCAAAGTTCCAGCAAGCGATTTACAAAAGTTCAAAAAATATAATGATATATTAGATGATTTGCAAAAAGATTACGATTTATTTAATTTTGAAGAATATTCGGAGTAACTCTCGAACAAATCAGTGCCGTGATAGCTATCTAAAGCGGCACTGTAATCTAAAAACAAATGCCATTTGTCATGTCTATCTTCGCTGTTCATGTAATTGAGTGTATTTGTAGCAAATTTTTTAATTCTGTCTAGTTGTTTTTGTACTTTTACTTTTTTACTAACACTTTTAACATAATCTTCAGCTTCATTTTCATACCAATGCCAAAATTCTTGTGTAATAGAATCTTTTAATTCTTGTGGAAGCAATTTTATGTTTAGAGCTTCTGGATATTGCACCAAACTTGTGTGAAAATAAACATCTAATCCGCAAAAATATTTTACAATGTTAGTAAATCTTGTTATGTTGTACAAACTCACAGTACAAGTAGCACTTATATCTGTATTAATTAGTGTTTCGTTTAGTTTTTTTATGTTTTCTTCAACTTTGTGTAGATTACCTGCTGCACGTACATATTCATAACAACTAGGATCGCCATCTATACTAATACGCAACCAAATTTCTTTGAAATTTTTCCACAAGTCTAACACACTTTTACCTTTGTATTCTAATATGTTTAGGTTAGTGTTGTAACTCAAGCGTATGTTACTTGCATATGGTTGCATGTCTTCAAGAAATTTGTAGTGCTTGTCATGATACAATGGTTCGCCGCCGGCAATCATTATTTCTTCTAAGTTAGGTGCCAGCTCATTTGCTATTTCGTCTACCATTTCTTGTGTAAGACTTACATGGTTAACATCTTTTCTATAAGTTCCATATTCTTGCATCTTGTCCATTAGTGCAGGATCACGCTTGACTGCTTGTTCCCAAACACTACTATAATCAGGACTACAATGCCTACACATTAAATTGCAAATATTATCGAAACGTATTTCAACACTGCGTATATATTTTGTTGGAAAGCTATAATCTTCTTGAATATGTTCTTCTACAAACGGTTGGTTGACATAAGGAAAAGTTTGACTGCACTGCATACGTGTGCTAATACTTTCACTTTTCTCCATATCCCAACAGCTTCTACATCCAATATTTTGCACATCATTTAAACTGTCGTGTCTTAGTTTTTGCAATGCGTCATCGTTCCAAATTTCTTGTAATGTTTGAGTTCTATAATCGCCTAATTTATCAGGAAAACGCCAACAGGCACTAACTTTGCCTTCTTGTTTAATATTCAAATGAGTAAATGGCATAGGACAAAATGTTTTACTCATAGTTTTCCTTTATATTCAACACTTGTTTTAATTTGTTCCCATAACTCTGGCAATGAATCTTGCAACTTTTGATTTCTAAGTTTATCTAAATCTGCACTATACTCAACAAAATCTTGTAAACTAGTATTTGTATTTTTATTGAAGCTACTAATAATATGTTTTATCATATATCTAAACCGTACAAATATTTCATATTCATCTAAATTTTCTACACGTTTAGAATGTTTTTTAATTATTTCATCTAATTGTTCAATCACTTTTTCTTTTTGCGGTAACATAGTGCTACTTAAATAGGACGGAGTTTGTAACATAGTAGGACTAAATCTTGCAATTTCGTATATGTAACTTACGTCAGTTCCGTGTTTATTTTTTCTAGTATATTTTGAATACAAGTTATTGTCAACGATAAACTTTTCTCCGTATATTTCTTCTTGTAAATTTTCCCACCAATTCCACATTTTCGGAAGTTGAAGTATATTGTACAAACTAATAGTTGGAGAAAACACTATATCAAAATTACTGTGATCTTTAGCAATACTTAACCACTTTTTTGCACTTTCTTCAACTGTTGACCATTTACTAGGATATCTTATGTAATCATTAACTTCATCTAATCCGTCCACGCTCAAATATATTTGTACTAATCCAAACTTTTTTAACCTATCAATAATTTTTGCTTTTGGCACCCAACTACAATTTGTATAAATTTGCAGCATTATATTATCTGTGTATCCGCTTTCTATTACTTTATCTATAAATGGTATAAAGGTAGGAACAATCATAGGTTCGCCACCTGTCATTTTAATTAATTGCGTTTCTTTGAAATCATCAGCAGTAAAATTTAAGTTTAATATTTGCGGACGCTTACTAAAATCAAATCTATCTTCATATTTTTCTGCTAAAACTTTATCATCAGCATCCCAAGTTGTACTTAAATCACTACTACACATTCTACAAGCTAGATTGCAGTATCTACCAGTTGTTAATTCTAAGTATTTAAAACTTAGTTCTTGATTAACATCTATTGGACGAAATTCGTTTTGTTCATTCCATGCATTATTAGCATTAAATCGCATACTAAATTTATCGCCAGCATCTTCTCTGTCGCACTTGTAGCATCCTGGTATAGTGTTTCCTTTGAGCATATCTGTGCGTAATTCGTTCCAAAAATCACTTTCCATAATTTCTTTAAATGATTTTTCTTTTACATTATACTGAGACATTGTAGGATTGCCTTTTTCGTCTCTATATGCTGCGTTCATATGGTCAAATCTACAACAAGGTTTTGCTTGTCCGTTTGGTTTGAGTTGCATGTGTATCCAAGGATATATACAAAAACTATTTTTTACTACTGTCATTTACATAAACCGTTTTGTTTTGAAATTGCTTTCCGCATGTTCTAGCACAAGTAAGCAATTTACCTTCTGCAATACTTTTTAATTTGAAACGTCTTTCGATATCATATAAGTTTTCTATTGCTTCTTCTGGTGTAACTTTATGCAAGTCTACACTGTTCATATCAAACTCTTTGTTAAACTGATAAGCGCCAGGACTGTCGTGATGTAATGTTCCTAAAAAACAACAAGGCATCACATGACCAGTATGTGCTAAAAATAATTCTTTCCAATCTTGTATTTGACATTGTATTTCTACATTATCAAAAGGCGACGGCTTATCTAACTTAAACTCAAAAGTCGCAGGACCAGGATAATGGTGCTGTTCGCCAACATTTGGATGTCTATATTCTGGTGTTTCAGGAGGTTCTAAATCATATAGACGTTCACCATCTTCCATTACTGCCCAGTTTTTGTGTCCTCTAAATTTTTGAGTAACTTTTAATCTAAAATCCATACCAAGTTTTGCAGCAAGTTCTTTAGCTTCTTCTACTTGATGTTCATTATGTTTAAAAACTATAAATGTCCAAGCACCATTACCGCCTGCTTCTTGGAATGCATTTACATTTTTCCAAACTTTATCCCACACAACGCCACGTCGATACAGATGATTTGTATCTTCAAGTCCATCTATTGCAAAATGCACTCTTGTGTTCATAGCACCTAATTCAGCCCACCATTTTGTGCTTCGATACCCTGCATTTGTATCAATAGCGACATCTACATCATGTTTTTTAAACCATTTTACATAATCTACAAGACTTTTGTTAAGACAAGGATCTCCATATACACCACTAAAGTAAACATGATCTAAATTGTTTGTTCTTTCTTCAGTAAAAAATTTAAAGAACATTTCATCCTCTAAATCCATTGTGTTTAAACCAGGTTGTAAATATCCATCTGTAGTAAATCTACTGCACATAGGACATTTGCTATTACAACGTCCGCTTGCTTCTATATGTACACGTTTTAAATTAGGAACCATTAAAGTTTCCTTGTAGTCATTAAACTTAATCCAGCTTTCATTGTAACTTTGTATTTTGGAAAATCCATACCACTGTGTGCTTGACATCTATCAAATGCAATTATACTGCCTCTGTCCCAGTTATACATTGCTTCAAAGTCAAAGCCATCTAACCAACGTGCTGGAAAATGGCTTAAATATTTTTCTCGCACTTCTGGGTCAAACGGTTTATCCCAATCTACTTCTTTAATGCTTCCATCTTTGTTATAACAAGTCAAATTGTCATAGTTACGCACTGTATAAAAAACATCTGTGTCATATTTGTTATCACTTTTTGCAAAGTTAGTTCCAAACTTGATAAATCTATTGTCAAACAAACAGGTACCTGCAGGGGGTATTTTATCTGTACCTTTGTATGTTTTATTTGTATGTCCAACCCACAACGGAATAATAATTTGTCTACCTGGTACTAGCCCGCGATCCATAAGATATTCTGGACGACCTGTATCAATATGCAAGTTGTATGGACTTGCAGTCATAACAAAATTACCTTCCCACATGCCTGTTTGTTCTAGTTCTGGTATATATTTTTTCCACTTATCAAAAAACTTGTCTTCAATAGCAGCGTTATCACTGAAAAAATGTAGTGTACCTGTTTCTTTTACACGCATCTTGTCATAGCGTTTGAGCATGTGTTCTTTGAGCCATTCAAGTTCATCTTCATCCATTACATCATGTACTTGAAAACTATCAGTCCATGTAGCTTTCCATGCTTCGTGATATTCTTCTGCAACTTCAAAATCTATTTTTGTATCTGGATCTGTATCTAGTTTAGCTATACTCATTCTTCGTTCCAATATTTGTCTTGCATAGGATCAATACTTATTTCATTTATACCTATGTCTTTAGGTTGATCTACAATCCATTTAATATATTCTGCTGCTCGGTTAATATCTAAGCAAACTCTTTCTGGATGTTTTTTACTATTATTACTTAGCGTACCAAAACTTATGTATGTAATTTTTGGCGTTTTACCCCATACTCCGCTTATACCAAGTGTGTTACTGTAATCACGCAACGCCTTCTTTTCGGCATTGTATCTCCATGCTTTTCCGTTTTTTACACGATCGGTTGTACTGCCTATATTAATAATATGAGGACGATGATTATTTTCAGTACACACACGATATACTTCATCTAACAAATTTGTTTGATGGAATTTAAATAATGCTGCACAATTTATAAAAACATCATGTTCTAAAACTAGTTGTGCTACACGTACTTGATCTTCACGTAAACTTAAATCAAATCCTGTTGTACGACTGCAATATTGAGCATATGGGTATATTTTATGCAATGCGTTTGCTAAATTTTCTTCTAAATTTCCTGTAATGATCATATGTACTCCGAAAACATTGGTTCAACATCTAAAAGACTTTCTCCTCGTATACGATCAAGATCTTGTGTATACTTTAAAAACTCTTCCCAATGCGTATCATAATAACTTTCACTTGTCATGTATTTTATTACACTATTTTTTATATCTTGTGCTTTGTTAAAAGTATTGTCATCTAAATCTTGCTCCATTGCCCAATACATAAAACCTTCAAATCTTTTGATTATTTCGCTTTTCATTTCGTCTGGTAACACACGTATATTCAAATGCTTAGGATGGTGTGCTACGTGATGAGTAATAATAGGTCTTCTTTTAGTGCTGTTAATTTTTTTAAATTTGCTTTCAGTTAATTTCCATTTCATAAAATCTATCATATGATTTACGTTATATGCTGTAACTGTAAAAGCTAACCAACCCATTATATTAGATGGCGTGTTATCTAATAAATGTAAATTTTTAAGTATTTTATTCCATTTTGCAGGATGACGTTGATATTCTAAAACTGCATTCATTCCATCAACACTAGCACCTACTCGTACTTGTTTAAAACTTTCCCACAATTTCAAAACTCTAGAAGGCAATGTACTCATGTTGGTATTGTATTCTACAATCATATTTTTTGCACTGCCGTTTTCAATACAGCGCTCTAAAAAATCATAATGCCTTTCAATTAGCATCGGTTCTCCACCTGCAAAATAAACATGTTTTATGTTGTGTGCATTTGCTTCTAATTGTTCCCAAAATGGCTCGTATGTTGGCCAATCAAATTCAGTTGCACACAACTTATTACCAACTATTTTGATTTCAACTTCGCCACTAGTATCTTTAAATGTATTTTTTCCTGTAAGTTTTATCCAGTCATCATACCAGGCGTCACTGTCCGTAGGTCCGCACATACGACATTTTAGATTACAAAAGTTACCAAAACGCAAATCATAATATTCAATAGGTGTTTCTTCTATATCAATACTACCATCTAATTCAGTTTGAGCTTGTGCTTTCTCTAATGTAAATTGAGGCCAATTCTGTTGTTCGTATTTGCGTCTACTATTCAAACCATTTTCTTCTTCACTACGACAACGACCGCACTCTTCACTCCATTTGCCTATTAACATATTACTTCGTATAGTTTTCATAAAATCTGCGTTACGTGCATCTTGTAATACATCAACTCCAGCGTTATAAGCAGTTCCGTCCTCTTTACGTATAACACCTTTGTTTTTTGTCACGTTTGCTTGACAACAAACACGTATGTCTCCGTTTGCTCGCACTGCTTGAAAAATCCAAGGTATTGGACAAAATGTATCAGACATCTTTAAATATATCCTTCATTTCAGGAAATATTTCCTGCCAGTTTAATCCACGTTGTTTGTCGCACAACTCAATAAATTCTTTCATTTCTGGTAAGCGAACACTCCAGTCTTCACTTTCCATAAAACTTAACATACCTTCGAGACGTTTTAATCCGTACGGTGCTGCTTCAAACATGCTTTCATTAACTTTGCCCTTGTGCCAACTAGGAACACCTAGTTCCCAGTTTTCTTTCCACCAAGGATAAAACTCTTCGTACTTTTTACGCACTTCTTCTTTAAACCATTTAGGTAACACTTTTACATTAAGATGTGGGGGATGATATACAAAGTGATAATTAATACCGCCTGCGCCAAATGGCCACATATTAATTTTACTAAACCCTTGTTCAAGTTTCCATTTAATAAAGTCTGGTAAGTAATACACATTTAACGCTTGTACTGCACAAGCAATAGTAACTTCAACATTATTGCTAGTTTCTTTATCTAATATGTGGAATACTTCTTCTGTGCGTTTCCATTCACTAGGATAACGAATATAGCTATTCATTTCGTGTATACTATCTACCGAATAGTGAAAACGCACCAGTTTGAATTCTTTCCATAAATCAAATAAATCCTCTCTCCATTCAACTCCATTTGAGTTATAACGTAGTTCAAGATCTTTTGCAATACCTTGTCGAATTGCTTCTTCAAGTATCTCATAATGCTCCTCAATAATTAAACTTTCGCCGCCAGCAAAATATATTTGCTGCATATTAGGCATTTGCTCATAAAACTGTTCCCAAAACGTATCATTCTGTTTATGCCAGTTATAACTACTACCATTATAACTGCCTTTGTCTTGCCATTGCATTGTTTCTTTTAGAGATTCATTTTTTACATCTGGAAAGATCTTTTTATAATCTTTTATCCAACCCGAACTATCGTGGGGACTACACATTACACAAGCTAACTGACATTTGGTTCCAAAACGCAAATCAATGTATGCAAGCTGAGGAGGCACTTCGCCATCATCAGTTGTGTTAGCAATCAAATCATCTACATTTACACGTTGACTCCAATACGCTGTTTCCCACATGCGTTTTGAATTGTGTCCTGCTGCTTCTTCTTTATAACATTTTAAACAACTAGGCGGCTTTTCACCATTCATCATTTGCTTACGCACATTTTTCATGTATTTGCTGTTCCAAGCAGTTTGGAAATCTGTTACGTTTAAATTGTTTGGTTTACCATCATCCGTTTTTAAGATACCAACTTGGCCACCATGCTCTTTATCGTTTGTTGGTCCAACGCTACTAGCGTTTGCTGTACAACAAACACGCATACTTCCGTCTGGTCTTGTGCTTAGATGCACCCATGGAAGGATGCAAAATGTATCTGATACTTTACTCATACTGTATTTATTCCATTAACTGCGCACTTAATTATTTTCTATTTGATTTAAAAATTGATGTGCAATTTTTTCAATTTTTATATATTTGTCACTAGTAAGTCCAGGAGATCCATAAGGCATAGCAAAATCACCAAATATATGAACAGTATTTGGTATTCGACTAATTAAATAATCTTGTGCTCTAGCCCTATCTATCAGACTATGGAAAATACTTGTAGGTTTATAATGATAAACATTACTCAACCAAAGTATTTTATTTCCTTCAACATTTAAAAAATCATGTATTTTATTCACTTGATCTGTATGCTGTCTAACAAGTAAATAGTTTACTCTTTCAAATTTAACTTTGATATTATCTCTAAATTCGGTCCACCAAGTACACCACTCCTCAAACCCTCCCCAGTGTTCTATAAAATCATTATCAAAATCGCCAAAGTTTTCTGCTACAAAGTTTCCATTGTATGTACGTGTATCTATACTTTGAATAAATTTTTTGTAATCTCTACCATCCCATGTTTCATACATTTTACGCATTACATACAAACTAAATCTATCATAGTCTGCAAACATTAATTCAAAATCCTTTGTGTATCCTATTTCTTTTATAATTTTTAAATGATTTAATCCTGCTGCAACTGTAACCATTCTACTTAGAGGTTGCGCATTAGTACAGGATTTAACAAACCTAGAATTAGTATTGTTTGTATCAGTATTGTATACATAAAATTTACTTATTAACTGTTTTTCTGTAAGCTGTGCTAATTTATCACTAGTATCATCAGTGTCTGGATACAAATAAAACTTGCTTTTTCTAACATAATTATCAAAACTTCTAATCGTATATCCAGCTTTTAAAATATCATTTACAATTTTATAACCACGCTTACAATTTTTATATGTATTTGTAAATAAACTTGGCGCAATCCAAAATGGAGTGTATTCATCGTGATGATTTTCTTCACTTCTTGTTGGCTCAATCAATTCTATACTATCTTCGTGTCTTGTGAAATCACAATCGCTAATTTCTTTTAATTTTTTTGTATTTAGATAAAATGCTTGATCATGTATTTCAATATAACGTTCTTTTCTATCTAGTATGTGCCCTACTAATATATCATCTTCAACTAAAAAGCTATCCAAGGTTTCTAGGAATCTTCCTTGTACTTCTAAATCATTACCCATATTAATACATACTAAGTGTTCTACATTATTTTTAACGGCATATTTAATAGCTTGCTGATGGCTCAAAAACTTTTTAATATTTTTTAATCCTATTTGAGCTCCTAATTCTACCCACCAAAATTCAGTTAAATTTTTACTAACTCCTCTGGCTATATCATTGTTTGCTAATTCGGTATTATCTATAAATGCTACTGTATAATTACGCATCATGCTTTGTTTTCCTTTTAACTGTGCAAGTATCTGCACATCTTTTTATTTTATCACATTTGCCTTCGCCTACTTTTGCTTCAAAACTTTTTATTAAATCATTTTGAAAAAATTCGTGTTTGACGATTTCATCCATTGTATAATATTCTAAGTTGTTAAAGTTATCTCCATAATTTTTATTGATACGGTCGGTCATATGATTGTACATTCCGTGATTCATAAAATAACCATTATGTAAAAAACAACAGGGCCAAATTTTACTATCATAACCCATAAAATACATTTTACGTTCTAAACTATGACAACTTATTTCAAGTTTTTCTTTTTCTGTATAATCTTTTGGCTCAAAATCATCATCCGGTAACGGCTTATTTTTTGCCTTTTTTACCACTACACTTTCAGGTGTTTCGGTTTCGCTTATATGAGACAAATCGTATCTTTTATGAAAACTTTTAAACCCCATTTTATAAGCTAATTCTTCTGCTTGATCAACTTGATGTTCATTCCAAGGAAATATCAAGTATTGCCAAATAACTCTAGCACCGCTATCAATTGCTGCTTTGGCATTTTCTATGATTTTATCAAAATCGGTCTTTTGTCTATATATATGATTTGTATTTCTCAATCCATCAATACTAAAATGCAAACTGTGATTAGGAAACTTTAGTAATTCTTTGCCTATTTTTTTAAAATATTCAGGAGAACGTAAACTTCCATTTGTATGCACACTAGTAACAAAATCTTTATTAATTTTACTAGCTGTTGACAAAAATTTATCAAAATCTGGATGCATTAACGGATCATCAATTGTTCCACAAAATTCTAAATCAGTAAGTGTAGACATAGTTTTTGATTTCAAAAGTTTTTCAAATGTTTCTAATTTTACTAATTGTTTTTTTGGTATTACTTTTTTTGTTTCATTAAAATTTATTGTTTCGGTCCTATGACAACCTAAACACAATGCATTACACATACTACTTAATTCTAATTGTAATATTTTAGCATTACCAAACATTAATCATTTTCCTTAATTTTTAAAGAGCCATTTTTAGGACAATGCCTAAGGCATCCTACATAAGGATTTTTTGTTCTCCAAGTCATATAAATTTTATTCCAAAGTTTCATAATTTTTTTTGGGTGATTGTTTTGTAATTTTAACATTTCGTAATCGTCACCAAATAAACTTCTTAACTCCTGCTCATGATTAGAATGAGTTGTTAAATAACAACACGGTAAAAATAAACCATTTATTTCTACAAAGGGGTGTAAATTTTCCATACACATAGGTTTAATTTTTTTAAACATTTAACGACTTTACTAATATATCTGTATTGTTTTTTGGATAATTAAAATCATATCCAGCTAATTTTAAAACTTTCCAAGCCCAACGTGCTGAAAAATCAGGACGAAGCCATTCGTGCTCACTCACATGCGGCCAGTCAAACCTTATATAATCAAACTTAGCATTAATAGCTTCTTTTACTATATCAACTAACTTCCACTTGTTATAAGAAAAACAAATAGTTTTTTGATACAAAGTAGGTTTATTTTCAACTTCTAATAATGATTGAATACCTACGTCTATGCTTTGAATATCTCCGTTAACTCTGTATTTGGTAAAATTTTCTCTTGTACCATCAATTGAAAAAAATATACAATCATTTGAAGTCATTACATTGCCCAATTCATTCCAAAACGTTTTATCTCTATAACTTCCATTTGTATGCATCTTTATCTTTATTGGAAAGCCTAGGTCTTTTTCTTTTTCCCTAATAAATTGCACAAGAGGTATTAAATCAGGATAGTAAATCGGATCTCCCCAATTTCCACAAAACTCAATCGACGAAGGATTAATTTTATTAATTAATTTTGTATAATTTTTATAATCAACATGAACAGTATTTGATATATCGGCAATTTTGTTTTTTGTAGCGTAGGTCCTTGCACATTCTAAGCATCCTAATGTGCATTTATATGTAAGTCCAAAATGTAAAGATTCAATTTCTCTACCTTTCCAATTCATTTAAATTGCTCCGCAAAAGGATCGAACTCTGTGCCACATTTTTGAGCACATACTCCTAATTTTCCTTCATTTACGCTTGGTAGATGCCAACTATTTTCAATATCAGATAATAATGTTCCATTCATTACATCCTGTAAATTATTTTCTATAACATCTATGCCTTCTTTACCCCCAGCACGATCAATAAAGTCCCATACTTGTTCTACACGAGGATCAGGATGCCACCATTTATACATGCGTCCAGCAGTCCAACAACAAGGCATCATTAGTCCTTCGGCAGTGATAAAGATGTTACCTTCTTCTGCTACTTTACATTTAATTTTACAAGTATCGTAGTAATCTTTCATACTACCGTATTCTTTGGTAAGTTGTTTTTCTTTTAACAACGCAATGTTAATATTTTCTTTTTTCTTAGGTTTAGCTAAGTTTTGTGTATCTTCACCTTTGCGATTTTTTGCTTGGTGTGTTTCTTTTCCTGTTAACTTAGCAGTACTGTAAAATCTTCCAGTTTTCTTTTTAATAAATTTTTCACATCCCCAAGAATTAGCAAGTGCTTCTGCTTCTTCTACTTGATGTTCGTTGTGTGCAAAAATAATATAATCCCAACGAGCTCTACCGCCGGCATCTATAAATGCTCTCATATTACGTTCTACATTATCCCAGACAACATTCTGCCTGTATAAATGATTAGTGTCACTAAGACCATCCACGCTGAAAATAACAGCGCCCATTCTACCAAAGACTTTGGCAAGTTCACGCCACCACGTTTCATCTTTTGCTCCTGCGTTTGTGTTCATACTCAACCACATATTAGGGTTGTGTTCTCTAAAATATTTGAATATTTCTAATGTATCTCGTGCAACAATAGGATCGCCCAAATTGCCACACATAAACATTGTTTTGAGTTGTTGGATAAATTCAGGTTTGAATATACGTTTACAATCTTCTAAACTAAGCTCTGCGTTTGTTATATGAGGATTATCGGCACCACCGTTCATATTACGATCACACATAGGACATGCTGCTTGGCATCGTTGTGTTACTTCTAAATGCACAACTTTTACATCTTCATATCTATACATTATTCGTCCCAATACATTTTATTATTTTTTTGATAGAAATATTCTTTTTCTATTGTAATCATATCATCATATGTTAATCTATGATGAAATGTACCATACCCAATACTTATGCTAAAACGCACATAAGGATCTATTTTACGTTCAGGTCTCGGTCCGTGTTTTTTATACTCCACAACTGCATAACCACCTTCGAATTGAAATTCAACACCATGTTTCCAGTTATCGATTATTTTTTCAAATTCATCAATTGTAAATCTGTAACCATTAACAAGATCGTCTGTAACTTTTACACTAACATCTACTCTGTTTTGATCTTTAAACAAGTATATTTTAATAGGTTTTGTATATTTCATTCCATAACTAACTTTACTTTTTTACCAGGTCCAGTTTGACTAGGCAAATCTCCATACTCATCGATATACCATTGTATTACTGCTTTGTACCATTGCTGACTATTGTGATGTGCTTGTTTGTTAAACTGCCAAATATTGTTATTAGTTGCTTGCATAGTACTCAATGCTCTAGCACTTTCTTTTTGCAATTGTCTTAAACTTAAAATATCTAAATCTATCATGGACGTCCTATTACCATAAATCTTTTGTAACCATATAATTCTTGTTCGCCTGCATATTCAAGACGCTCCATTGGAAATTTTTTGCACATATGATCAATACTGTGTACACAATTTACATGTTCTTCTACATCAAATAAGTTATTGCTTTGTATTATAAACAACGGATCACTTTCCATTGGTCTATGTATAAACTTTTGATACCAAATACTAGGCATATGCTCTGCACTTGTGTTTAAAATTAAATCAGGCTGTGTTTTTTCAAAAATTTCTTTGTCGTTTGTATAATTTTTTACATTATAAGTACATCCAGTTCTGCTTACCCAGCCCATGTTTTTTTCATCATCACTACTACTTGCCATTGGCAACTTCATTTCTACAGATTTTACCTTGTAATCTTGTATACGTGAAAAATTAAAAATCTTGTCACTGATGTAACATGCTTCAGAATCAACATCAAAGACTCTTATTTTATTGTATTTTATAACTTGTTCAAGGAACAGTCTAACTTGTCCGTACCAACCTCCTAATACATAAACAGTATCAAATTCTTTTTGTATTTTAGACAATTCTTCCATTGCCCAAATTTTACTGTTTACTTGTCCTCTACTAAATGCATCTTGCAAAAAAATAGGGTTGTAATTATTTCTGTAATACTTGTCAAAAATATCAAATATTTCATTAGTAGTTTGTTTTCTTAAAAAATGTAAAAATTCTGCAATATTAAAATCCAATGATAATTGTATCATATCGTCTTTAGAATACATCATACTCAAAAAGAAATCTACAAGCATTTTTGATTCTTTATCATTTACAAAATCAAAATACTCTTGAAGTCCATGTAACCAGCTAATATTATCAACTGCAATTTCGTTATTTACATTCATCGTTGAACCTTTCTTCTAGCCAATCAAAGTCGTTTATTTTGGATAATGCTTCTTTATTAGTTTTATTTCTTGCGCCATATGCAGCACCAGATTTGGCACCTATGAGTGCATATTCTTTGTACTCGCCTGAGCTTTTAGTACACCAAGCAACTAATCTAGTTTGTGTTTCATTGTTTTTCTGTCTATCAATTACTCTACTACTTAATTTAACACACTCTCTAAATGCACTTTTCCAAGTGTTAAAAGGATCAGTATCAAAACAAGTATAGTTACTAACCTGCATCATTGGTACAAATTTGTTACTAATACTTGTAGTCATATCAGGCTTACTTGTATCCATGTTAATAGTTTCTTCTCTTGGAAATAATTTTATACCGCCGTATCCATATTCTAATCCATTTACAGGATTTATACTACGCCATACATGCACAGCACGTTTATTCCACCATTCGGGTATATAGTCAAAATTAAAATTATCTACTATTTGTGCATCACCGTCTACGATCCATATACGTTCTGTATCGCATAACTTTGCAGCTTCAATGTGTGCTTGGTGTATGCCTTTTACTCCATGTATACGTTTTGCTCTTGGGAATCTATCTAGCAGACGTTGATAATTTTCATCTGCATTTGGTTCTTTGTAACTTATAAAAACTATATCGCTTGTTTCAGCTATTGGTGTACTAGCAGAAATATCTGTAAATTTTTTGTTGATATAAAAACGTGCAGCTAATTCACCTGGTCCATGATGACTATCTTTAGGCATCAAACATATACCATCATAATTTTTTCCATTAAGGAAAACATGAGTATATTTTAAATCATCAGGTTTAGACTTGTACATAAAATCCCAATCTTCATTTATTTCAAGTTCAGGATATACAACCCACAGCATTTTAGTATTAGATTGAGTTTTGGCTGTAATTACAGAATCTACTGCTTTTGCAGTTATAAATCTGTTTTTAAGTTTAGTAAATTGTGGATGAGAGTTTGATCCGATAAAATAGATATCATACATAATAATAACTTAGCATAGTAAAATTGTTTTGTCAACTATTTACTGATAAATAAAAAGTAGGAGAAGAAACATGAGCATATTACCTGGGGATACAATTAGATTAAATATTACGGGCAGTGATAGCACAATTTTGGTAGATAGCTGGAATAGTGCTTTAAAAGGGCCGGTGGTAGGTAGTGACAATACCACACTAGTTGATACTGTGAATAATGTTTTACTTGGAAAGCACGAAGGTGAATTAGCTGGTAATGTAACAGCAACCAACGGAAGTGTAGTTCTCAACAGCGGAACTAATGGTACTGATGCTGTGTTTATCGGCGATGTGACCGGAGATGTTGTAGGAGACTTGTTTGGTGACGTTACTGGAAATGTACAAGGCGATATATTAGACGAACAAGAAAATGTAATGTTAGATGCTACAAATAGAACTCTTACAGTTGATAGAATTAATACTCAAACTATTAATTTAGGTAATTTAGAAGTTTCAAGTCTGAGTGTATCCGACATTACAGCAGGAACATTTAACGGTCCATTATTAGGAGATGTATCTGGTCAACACTTTGGTAATGTTTACGGTGACGTAGAAGGTAGTTTAGTGGGAGACACAATCGGTGATCATACTGGTGATGTAATTGGTAGAGGTGCTCAAACTGTTGTAGACACAAGTCAAGATATTGCGGAATTTTACGGAAATTTAAATGGCGATGTTGTAGGTAATGTAAATGGTAATGTTGTAGGAGATGTTGTAGGTAACATCACTGGGGATATAACAGGTAACGTTACAGGCAATATACAAGGCGATTTATTGAATGCAGCAGGCACACATATCGGTTTGAGTGTTACAGCAGAAGGCAATGTTTCTCTTGCAACAAATAACAACGGATCTTTGTCTTTTGGGGCAGTGGATGATACACTTACAATTAACGCAAATTATAGAGAATACAATGATTTTGTTGTTATTCCACACCCAAGTGGACCATTTGCTCAAAGACGTATGCATTACAATAGAGTAAACGCAGACGGTAAAGCAAAAGTTATACCAGGAGATTTACTAGACCTAAGAGCTATATTAGCTTATAACGGAACAGAATATAAAACTGCCGGACATTGGGGATATGCAGTTGATCCAAATTGGACTGTTCCTGATAACGCAAATAGCATCAAAACAATTTTTGGCGTAAGTGTAGCAGATGGCACTAATCAGCCAGATGTTCTCGGTCCTAAAAAATTGAGTGTAGACGGACAAGGTACAGTCGGCGGTTATGCATTTAAAGCGCATCCTATAAACAGCACAGAACGTAATGCACTTTCGGCAACAGCAGGCATGATTATCTTTAATAGCAGCACAAATAAATTCCAAGGATATAACGGCAATTCTTGGGTTGACTTAGGATAATTTTTATACTATAATGCAAGTATGTGGAAAATTGAAACCTATGATGGTTCACAAAATTTAACAAACTTTTTTATTGAAGCAGAAAAAAAGCGTTACTACAACAATAGTAACGCCGATATGCTTTTATCATCTCTTGAAAAAGAAAAAGATTCAACTTTATTCTTATTATACAACTATGAAAATATTGTAGGCTGTGTTGTAAGCCATAAGTTAACAGGCTTAGAAATATTAGGACGAAACGCTTATCGCATAGGTGCTAGAATTTGTATGCTAGGACATCTAGTACAAGGTGTACGCAATCATAACACTTTAAGAAACTTAAGAGGTGCGCCGCGGCCACATGATCACCCAAGTGCGCAATTTTTAATTCCTGCATGTATTGAGCATTGCGGCAGAGATAATCCTTTGTACATAAGCACTCACCCTAGCCCAATTGCAAAACAACGAGCTGTACACACACGTTGGGCTCCAGAATGGCGTAAGCAAGGATTTTTAGAAGAACCGATTGAACTAGAATATAGAGGAACTATACAAAGTTTTTGGAAGTTTAAGGTAGATAATTACTACAAAGAAATGGAAGACGAACGTTGGCCAGAAGCTGAAGAAATTTTGCCTTTGTTTTAACTAGCAGTATCTTTACAAGTTTCAAAAAAGTCAGCCATTTCAGGAAATGCTTCTTTAAAATTTGTATTTCTTCTTTTATCTTGCTCATTGAAAAAACGCCAAAAGTCAATACGACCTTGCATAACTTTTGCAGGATCATACTGTGTTGAATCCATGTAATCAACTACACGCCTAAAACGTTCATATTCCATTGTAGTAAATGCATCTTTACGTTCATCATCTAAGTTGTCTTTTATAAACTGTAAATGACTGTGCATATACTTCATATATTCCTGAGGCAAAATATTAATATCGTATTGTAATGGTTCTTTTAGATAAGGTGTATCAAAACTTAAACGATTCCACCGAAATGTTTCAACATCATTATACTTTCGGCGCCATTCTAATATTTTTTCAAGTAATGTTTGAAAAGTTGTAACACTGAAAATATTAAATGTAATCATTATAGTTACAGGTGCATTTGTATTACGCATAAAATAATCTAAATTACGCTCAAATACATCAATATCTAATCCGTTACGTATGTACTCAGCACGTTCACCCCAAGTGTCAATACTTGTAAACAGTTTGAATCTACGAATTTTATTTTGACTAAGCAAACTATTTACTGCATCGGTAAATTTTTCTAATTGCTTTGGTTTGCCTCCTAAATTACTGTTAACATTCAATTCTAAATGAGGCTTTGGATCCTGCTCCAACAAATCAAAAAGTTTATATGTGCTCTTTTGTATTGTTGGTTCTCCACCTGTGATGCGTAAAATAGTTAAGTCGTTGCTTAAATCAGGCCACCATTTCCAAAATGCATCTAGGTACGGATTATTGTCTTCTTCATAAATTTTAAACCAATCAACATCACATCGGTGATTGCGCACCATATCATATGGACCGTGTTGCTTAATTTCTTGATAGTATCTGCTGCTGGCTTTTGGATGACAATAACCACAACGGAAGTTACATTCATTACCAAAGCTAACTTCTAAATATTCCGGATTAACATTAAATTCTGCGCCACCTTGTTTTACAGCATTTAATCTTTCCTCGTTGTAAATACTACTGCTACGGGTTTTACGATCGCTGATATAATCAGGACCCATATTCTCAATGTTCCAACAGTATTGACAGCCTTTAGGTTGTTCACCACGCAACATTGCAGCACGTTCTTCAATTTTTTGTTTTGTATTATGAATAGCACTAGGATTTTTTAAAATAGCTTGTGTATCAATTGTATGAGGAGCAGGATGATAACAACTGTGTGTTTCACCTGTCTGAAAATAAATGTTTGCATGATACCATTTAGCAAAACAAAATGTAGGAGAAATCTGTTCGTCTGTGTATTTTGTTATACGAACTGCTTCGTCTCTTTCGCTCATCCAAGTTCCTTATCGATAAACTTAGGATTACGTACAGGATTTTGATACACTGTTTTAAAAAACTTACTTTGATTTGCATCTAACGGCTGTAATGCAATTGGAGCCTGTAATTCATTCATAAGTTCATCACCGAGTCTTTGAGTTTCATCTTCTAATGTTTCTTCATTAACCTCGATATTATTCCAATAATCGTTTAACCATTCAAAATCACGCACGTTGATAAAGTTCCAATCTGTACACATAGTTTTGTACAAACCTTCTCTTGCTCCATAAATTGCCCAACGTCCGTTATCAGCATCTGCACCTACCATTAACCATATCCAAAGTCTATGCAAATTTTTCCAATGATTGCGTTTAAAATCTTCAATATCTGGTTTTATACCTTGATCTAGTGCCATTTTAACACCTTCACGGAATCCTGCTCTCCATGCTTGTTGAGGTGTTGCATTATTGTAAATGTCACTGAATGTTCCATTCATTTGAATATATTGCAAGTCCCAACAAAAATCTACTTGTGCATGTGCATTGTCTGGATCTGCGTTTTCATGCGTTTTCATACTTAAAACTTTATGTTTAGGCCAACACTTAATACCGCCGTTGCCATATGCAAGTCCGTTTATTTGATTATAAGCAGTCCAACTTATGACTTTATCAGTTAAGTCATATTCACTTAAATCTGCTTCTTGGCTTAAAAAAGTTTCACGTATTCGATTATCACCATCGATAGTAATAAATCTTTCTGTATCACTTGCATTTGCAGCAGCTTTGTGTGCAGCATCACTTCCTTTTACACCGTGTACACGTTTAGCCCAAGGAACTTTTGTAAGCAAATCTGCATAGTTTTGTTCGGCATTGGGCTCATCATAACTAAGATAAATTATGTCATGATCAACTACTCTAAAAATATCAGTCATTGATTACCTCGTGAGAATAAGACTCTAATCTCCTTACAGTATAAACACTTACTAGAGATTTGTCAAACTGAAAATTATCAGGAAAAGGAATTGTAAATTTATCAGTTTCAAAGTTTAAAATATAATGTAAATTATAAGGATTATTTTTATCAGTAATACTAAATCCGGTAATCAAGTTTTTCATATTGACATTTATTTTATCCATATTTTGTAAAACTTTTTTACCTAATTTTAATTCCCATTGTTTTTTTATGTTATTTTGGATTAATGTAGCATCAGCATCTTCATTGTATTCTATTTTATGTAAAAAACTATCAGAGCTTCTTGCTTCTTCCCAATAATCAGTTTTATTCAACACATAATCTTTTTTTACAATATCAAACTCTACTCGATATTGATGTGTAGGTACAATACCTTTAATTAAATCTATTATATCCTTGCTATCTACTTGAATGTATTGATCACTGCTTGGTGTATTCACTATAGCCTGTATATTACCTTCGTCGTCAAATTCAATATATTTTTTTGTATTACTTTTTACTACTATTGGCATTTATATCCCCAAGTGCTTTTCGTATGTGTTTATTATTTCGTCTTTTGCAAAATCTTTTTCTGTATAATGAAATATACCACTTTGTTTAAAATTACCAACATACAAATCTAAATCATCGTTCAAGTAAACACTAATACGTGATTGCCATGATAAACTATCATAAGCATTCCATTTTTGTAACTTTGGTTTCATATGAACAAAAGTTGGAAAACTAGTATTACTTGTGATTTGATTTTCGCAGTTCATTATCTTTGCTGCGATAGCTGCACTTAAATCCATACTACATTTTTTTTGAAACGTTTTGCCTCCTGCATGATGTTTGTAAAACAATTGCCAATTATTAGTAATCATTTCTAACCAAGCATAAAATTCTTTTGCTAGAGGACGTTCTTTAAACCAATGCACTCCACTATATAAATTAGGCAAGTCAAATTGTGTAAATGCTTTTCTATAGTAATCACTTGTTACCGTTTCTCCTCTATATGTTAACACATTGCTAGTGTAATATAGATCATAATTATCTAAATAAGTAAACCATCTATCTAAATTTTGTAATATTAACATATCAGTGTCAAGCACCATAGTATTATCATACGGTGTTGCATGATATATTTTCCAACGATTGCTTATTTTCCAATCTTCTTCTGCTGCGTGATCGCCCCACGGTATTTCTACTATGTGATCAAAAAGTTGTTTATACTTCTCAGGCACAGTGTCATTAGTAATTAAAGAAACATTGCTTTCAGGATTTGTAGCATGTATACTCATTGCACATAAACACGCTTGCTTAACGTAATCTTCGTCACTATTTTGAGCTAGGAGAGTAAAGTTTTTATCCATCAATCACTCTTTCTAAACTAATTTTATTCATTACATGTATGCTTTGTTTATTGGTTTTTATTGCAGTATATTCTCCAACATGATTTTGTTTTTCTAACAACATTATCATTTTATCATTGTCAATACTCTGCAATATATCTCTATCAGTAGTAAAGTATTTTTTACCTGGTAAACTTGCAATTGTTAAATCTTCTGTAAATCCATTTAGTATATGAGCAGCAATACTAAAGGCAAAATCATTTCTATACAGCGGATTAATTATTTGATACAAACTTTTGTAATGAGTATAATTTTCTTTTACGTGTTGCACAAGATCAAAAAAGCATTTAGTTTTTTCTGTTTTTTTAAAATATACAACTGTAGCCCAATAAAACTTTATACTTGTATCAGTTACTCTATCAAATTCAGTCAAATTACGCCAATGACATAAATCTACAGCACTGCTATACATCATCAAATCTTGTTTAGAACCAAAACAATTTTTAAGTTTATCATTAGCAAGTATGTAATCTGTATCCATTACGATAGTTTCGTCATAAGGACTTAATTCGTATGCAAAATATCTATCTGCATTATTAAAGTTTGCCAACTTAGTTGCAAGATTTCCATCTCTAAATTTTCTAGAGTTATCATTATTGCTTGGCTGTAATTTAATTACATGATCAAAAAAATCAAGTCTATCATCATCTACCATATCAGTAGCAATTGATACTGGAACGTCTAAATATTTTTTTACACGTTTAGCACAAAATATAGCTTGTTTAATATAATCTAATGCATTGTTTCTTTTGGCAAACAGTAAAACACCTTTGCTCATATATCTAAAATACCTTCAACGTTTCTATTACTTTTCATTTTGTTGTATTCAACAAAGTATTCATTTGATGCTGTAAAATATGTATTCAAAATATTTTGATGAAATTCTTCTAAGTTTTCAATCTCAATAGGAATATCATTATCATCGCTTATAATTACAGATTGCTGATCACTATCTATTAAACCTTTGATAAAGTTAATTAACTCTCTTGTAACAGTAAAAGTAGCACCATTGAAATAATACACAAGATTTTCGTAATACTTTTCTTTTAAAATACGTGTTTGATTGTTTAATGTAACCATGTAGTTACTGATGTCTAATGCTTTTTCAAGACGCTCGTCCATAGAAACCTCCAATTGTGGTTACAGTATATATTATTTTTAAGTGATTGTCAACGGATATATGATTTAGGTTGCCCAAAGACCTGTAGTTGTTGTAGGTTGAGGTCCAAGTAATGTAAAGTCTGTATCAGCAGTACCATCATTTAAGGTAATAGTACTATCTGCATAAGATATTTGACTATTTGCTCTTACATCTCCAGTTACAGGTTCATCAATAGGTGTGCTAGATGGACCATCTGCTGGATTACCTGTACCTGTATCTCCATCAATTAGATCAAGCTCTAAACGCACTGATGATGCAGATATGGTTGCAGTAATACGTATTTCATTGTCATTATAAATTGAGCCGGCTCCGTTTCTTTGATAAGCTAGATACGCATTGCCACTGTTAGCAGGTCCAGCATTGTTAGTATCAGCTATTATGCTTCCTGTGCCACCGCCGCTTAAACTTTCAGTAACCCATTCGTAGCCAGTTCCGGCACTATTAGGACGCAAGAATAACCTGACTGTACCCATATTACTCATCATAGTTTGCCAATTAAGGTTTTTATCGTAACTAGCATCGCCCGCTGTGCCTATATTAATCATATCTACACTCATACGAACTTCTCCACCGGTCATGAAAAAGTGTGTCATTTCGTTTGCACTGTTCCATGTATGTATGTAGATTATGTTTAATGATTGCCAGTCAGACAAAAAACGAAGCGATCTATTATTTGCAACACTAAAGTCGCCGCTAAATTCTGTAGTATACCTATTAAATGCAGCACAAGAATTTGCAAGATCATATAACCCTTGTACACTAGCAGCATCTCCCCAATCTGCAAATTCTATTAATTCTCCAACTTGCAAATCTGCATAACCCGTGGCACTTGATAAACTTTTAACTGCACCATTTTGATGATAGTGTATTAGTTGTCCTACGCTATACAGTCTTTCAACATCAGCAGACAAAACAGTATCACTTGTAGCTGGGTCACTACCGCCTACAACATCATTAGGAATATCATTAGCACCAGTTCCGGTGCTAAATCCATAATTACCTATACCAAAATTATTTTCTAAAATACTTTTTATATTGTTAAAGTCAGTAGCTAATATTGCTGTACCTTGACCGCTCATGTACACTCCAGTTTCTTAATAGTATACTTTATTTACCTAGTTTTTGTCAACCGGTTAAATACTGCATGGATCAATTTGATTACGCACAATCTAGAGATTTTGTTTACATTGATTGGGATATGAGTAGTAGATGTAATTACGCATGCCATTATTGTGAACCAGCAGCACACGACGGAAAATACAATTTTCCTACATTAGAAAATGCAAAACTTTTAGTTGATAAAATAGCAGCAACTTATACAGATAAATTTGCTGTGTATAATTTATTTGGTGGTGAGCCAACTATATGGCGAGAAATTCCTGAGTTTTTTTCCTATGTAAAAAGCATCAGTCCAAAAAACAAAGTACAGTTGCTAACAAACGGTAATAAAACAAAACGTTGGTGGCAAAAAAATCAAAACAATATAGATAGTGTAGTTGTAAGTGTTCATGTTGCTCAGGTTAATATTGTAGATTTAGTAGACAAATTTAATGCATGTGCTGGAAGTTTTGATATACATTTTCAAATATGTATGGATATTGAAAATTTTGATTTAGCACTACAACAATATGATTACTGTTTAAAAAACTTGAACAAACACATAAGATTAGATTACAAACCTTTACGTGTAAGTTTAGACAAAGCAGAATCTATGCCTTATACATCTAAACAAATAAAACAGATGCAATCATTAATAAAATTGCCAGGTATCAAAAAAGACAACTATGGCGTTACAATGGTAGACGAAAACAATAATATTATAGACTTACAAAAACTTTTACTGGAAAAGAAAAATAAATTTAAAGGTTGGGCTTGTTGGATTGGTATAGATACATTAAACATAACAAGACAGGGCAATGTTACTATAGGTAGTCAATGTTTTCCTAATTTTATTTTAGGAAATATACACGACATGAATTTTAACATACCTTATGTTCCAGTTAAATGCCAATATGAATTTTGCAGTTGTTTAACAGATTTAACAACTAAAAAGATAAAAGATTACAAAGGCAAATTATTGGAAAACAGTGATATTTTGATATGATGGAGAAGGCAGTTCTACATAACTACCAACTGGTCTGTTTTGTCTTACAAAACTAGTAATTCTACCAGTAACAACTTCGTCAATAGGCCCTACTCCGCCTGGATCTGATCCAATGCTTTCGTCAGCAAGTACAGTTTTGAAATAAATTACATTGCCGTCTTTTCTGGCATATATTTCTAAATCGTTATTAGTATAAATTCCTGTTCCTAGTTTTTCAAAGATTTTTACGTAAGAAGTTGTTAAATCGTATATACCAGTGTTGCTTGCTGGGCTACCAGAACCGCTAACAGTAGTGCCTGTATAATCAATTGTAACATTTCCTATGTTGTTTAACATAGTTTCCCAGCCTTGTGATTTATCATCACTACCAGTCGAACCCATTGAAAAAGACATTTCAAAACTGCCGCCTGCATTGAAAAAACCATTTAGGTTATTACCACTGCTAAATGTAGCACTCCATTCGTGTGTGATACTTTGTGGTGTTCCTGTGCCGCCCCATGTGCTTGTTCTAATACTATCAATACCTGCAGAAACACCTAAATCCATTTGCGATGCATCTGCATCAAATCTATTTGTAAACAATAGAGGATAAAGTGTTTCATAAGCAGAATACAAAGACTCTGTTATCTCATTTTCATCTGATACAGTGCTAATTGTTGCAGGTATAGTTCCATTTTGATGTGCATACACAGCTACATAATCATTATATAGTTTATTCATGTCTTCTGCATAAACTATACGAGTTTTAGGAAGCCGTTCACTTTCAACATTTTGATTATAGCCAATGCCTTCTCCACTTGGAATACCTAATATATTTTCAATTGCTTCAAATAAAACATTATATCTATATGCTGAAATAATTTGGTTAACCATTTTAGAGTCCTTTTATATACTTATGTTTTTAAAACACATTCTACAAGTTTTTCTTCTTCGCTATCATTTGACTCTAATGCAACCCCAACTAAACCAGTTGTTTGTATAGTACCACATACTCCGTCTTCCCAAGCGTATACTGCTTGTCCTTTTTTAACAGCACCTTTTACACGAACAGGCACACGACCTTTTAAACCAATGTACTGACCTTCTGCTTCGCTATTCATCATATACGCTGGATCTGTGCTTACAACACCAATGCAAATATCACTTGCTTTAGCCGGTACTACTTCACAACAATCGTCTGCGCCAACTGCTACTGCTGTACCTGCTGGTAATTCTGTTTCGCCGGTTGTGTACTTTTCTGCTAAGTCAGCATATCTAGCTCTGCTTGCTACACCTACAAATTCTACTGCGTAAATTTTTTGATCAGCATCTCTAGCTACTACTGTGTCTGCTGAACTAGCTGCGGTAGCACTTACATAACTACTACCTAATTTTACTGTATCTGCTTTGTCTGCAATACCTCTGAAATTATTTGCCCAAACATTATTCCACTTTTCGGTTTCAATGCCCAAGTTGTAAGCTTCTGTTAATCCTGGTAAAATACCTTTTCTTTCATTGTTATGAATTACTTTTGCAATTACTTTAGCGTTTGTATCTGTATTTAATTTTGCACCTAAACGTACTTCTTCGCCAACTGTATTTTCAATTTGTCCAACATTTCCGTCAACAACTTTTACTGCTAAATCATTACTATCACCTACTCTAAAACCAATATCGTCAAAAGTTACTAGGTTAGTAAAATCTGTTTCATTTACAGTAATATAATCAGCAGCAGGAATGCCGCCTAATCTAAGTGCATCACTAGCTGTTGCCCAAAGCACAGGTTCGTTTGTTTGTCCTGCATTTGTAGTAACACCAATAGAATCAGTATTAATTAATGTTAAACCTTTTTTGATCTTTGGAAAATTAGTACTGTTTACTCCGACAGGAACATTAGAATCTTGTGTAGATTTGAGTGTAAATTCTTCATCACTTATAACAAATTGCACATTGTCATTTACCAATGCTGCTATAATAGCTTTACTAGTGTTACCAGTATCAACAACATCAATACTGCGCATTTGTGTTTGTCCGTCACCTGCTGCTTGTGGACCTACTAGTACAAAATCGTCTTGTGAAGTTCTAGCATATAATTGGTTTGTGGCATTATTAAACCAAAAATCACCTACAGTCAAACCTGTTGGAGCACTACTGCTTACTTCAGAACCTCCAGTGTTTTTCCATTGAGATCCTGTATAAAATTTTAATTTATTCAAAGATGCATCAAACCAAATCTGACCACTGATTGCCTTAGTAGGCGAAGCTGTTCCTGCAAAATTTTCTAGTAAAAACAAATAATTTTCGTTTTGTATTTCACCATATCCACTGTAGTTTTTTCCTACAAATTTTAGATCTGTTGTATTATCAACTGTACCGTCTTCAACTGTTAAAAGTTGTGTACCGTTAAATTTGTTAATTATGTATGCCATTTGACGATTTTCCTCATTCTACACTATATTTATGCTTATACCGCCGAAGTTACTGTTGAGCTATATGTCCAAACATTACTACCGTTTACACTATAAGACATAATTGTTCTTGTATAATTTGTGGTAATAGTTGTTGATACATCAGCAATACTAAAGTCTTCAACTACTGATTGGTTTTGTACACCGTTACTGTCAACGTTTGTAAATGTTTTACTGATTGCTGTGTTTACATCAATTGGATCTGTACTTGAAGAACTTGCAACACAATAAACTTTAGCTATTGTTCCAACTGCTAATCCAGCTGCTGGCGCTAATTCATTTAACACAGTGCCAACATTAGCTTGTAATGTAACACCTGTACCCATACCATCTATTACTAAACTGAAGTAAAGTGGCTGTGCATTTGATTTTGTATCTACATAACCCTTGGTAGCAACATCAGTTGACGTAGTGGGTTCTGCAACATTGGCAATTTTTTGTTGTGTTACCAAACTAATTGTGTTAACACTATCTAATTGTAATCCGCTAATTCTACTTGTTATTCTGTTGCCATCTATATCAATATTATCAACTGTTAAATCTCCAAGTACACCTATATTTGTTAAACCAGGTGCATTTACTACACTAGAAGCTAAACTTGTAGCCGTTAATACATTTACACCATTTATTTTATAAGCATAATCTTTAGGAATATCAATATTTGTGCTACTTGTCCATGCATCATTAGCTAATTCCCAAGTCCAATATTTGTCATCACCTGATACTCTGATTGCTATTCCGGATCCATCTACATCGGCTTCTTCTAATAATGTACTATCACTTGTAATAGCAAGCTCGATTAATTTATCTTCAACACGTAAGTTACTTACATCTAAACTTGTAGTATCACCTTCTACACGTAAATTGCCTGTAATTCTTGCGTCACCTGTAACGTCCAAATTGAATTCAGGATCTGTTTTAAAAATACCTACTCTTTGATTAATTGTATCTATATGAATAGCATCTAACACATCAGGTTGATTATCAGAATCTGTATCATGCTGAACTTGAATTTTAATATCAGTATCTTCTGTTTCAGCTTTAAATAAAATATCAGATCCAGTTGCAATCCTTACAAGTGGACTTTGTCCAATAACAATACCATTATTATTATAAAAATTAATTTCTGCGCTGGTAGTGTTTTGTCCTTGACCCGACTGTGTTGTTAAAAAGTCATTTTGAGTATATTCTGTACCTGTGCTATCTGTAAGTTTTAAACTGTTTGATGCTGTACCATAAAACTGGAAGTTAAACAGAGAACTTACATTTGTACCTACTTTTATACTGGTAAATCCATTAATTGGAATAGCTGGTGTAAATGCAGTTTTACTGTGAATCAAAACCAAACTTCCATTTATATATTCTTGTGTTATTGTTTGGTTAGTACCTGTTGTATCTCGTATAGTTTCGATAAACTGACCTGACTTCAACTGGCTAGATGTATAATTTGGTCCTACAAGTTGAATTCCTTCACCTGTAGCAAAATACATTTGTTGGTTTTCGCTATCAATCCAAATATCACCTTCGACTAAACTCGTTGGTTGAGGTGAAGTATATGTACTATTATCTGTGCTTCTAAATGTAGTGCCGTCATAAACTTTTAATCTATTTTCACTAGTATCAAACCATAACTGACCTTTAATTGGTTTACTAGGTGGTGCAGTATTAGCAAAAGTTTCTAAAAGTTTTATAAAGTTTTCATTTATAAATTCTCCAAAGCCTTTATAGTTTCTACCTATAAAAATTAAGTTAGTACTGTTTTCGTCTATTTTACCGTCAATTATTTCTGTAAGTAAAGATCCGTCAGTTTTGTTTAATTGATATGCCATTACAGTACTCCATGATAAATTATATAATTAATTGCAACATAGGGCGGAGTAATGTCTACACTAGAAGCTAATGTTGGATTATCTACGCCTCCTGTTGTAGTGATACCACTAGCAGCATTTGATGAAACCTCTTGTGTATATAAATCCACATCTGTTTCGCCACTGTTGTCAACTTTACTGACTGCATAATAAGTGTCTCCTGCATCACTTTCTAGGTTATGCGTGTGATCTGGTATATTGTTTATATCTAAAACAACACTTTCTTCGCCGCCGATTCCGCCCATTTGGCCAAGTGCCGGATCACTAACTAATCTGTTTGGTCCAGTTAAACTCGAAGATATACCAGTTGGCATTCTACCCCTAAGATCCGGAATGTTAAAGAATGTTGCAGGATTGCTAGATGTTCCCCAATACCATGTGTTGTTATCAGCAGGATCATAACCTAGAGTATTTGCTAATAAAACATATGTTAATAAACTTTTTTCTGATCCATCACACAAGAACCATCCAGTTGGGGCAGTAAGTCCTGCATATGGAACTAATGTACCAATTGGTATAACAGGAATAGTGCTTACAAGATTAGATTGTGTAATTTTACGTAAACCTGTGCCAGGTCTGTTTATTACAATTTCGTCTGCAGAATCAGGTGTAGTTACTGCTGTTTTATCTGCAATAAAGGTTTGGTTAATTTGAGTGGTAAATTGTTTGGTCAAGCCGCCTGTTTGTCCGTCAAATGCAACGCTATTAGTTGAACTTACTTCACCTGTCATACTAAATGTAGTTGCACTTGTAAGTTTATTTGTACTACCTGAACTACCTGTGACATTACCAGTAACATCGCCAACTAAACTTCCTGTAAATTTATTTGCAAAAATATTATTAAATCTATTTGCATTTGTTCCGATATTTGTTATTCCAGCTTCTTCAGGAAAAATATTATCAGTTGTAAGTGCGCCGCTTATATTTGCACTACCAGTAACTGTAATGTTATCACTAAAACTAGATATCCCTGCAACAGTTAAATCTCCTGCTGTTGTAATATCTCCTGTGTTTATAATATTACCGGTAACGTCTAATGCTTCAACAGGATCAGCTGTAAGTATACCAACATTTCCGTTATTTTTTATTCGTATAGGTGTAATGGTGCTACCATTATTATTTGTTCTTAAATCAAAAAATCCAGTGCTTTGATTTTGGCTAATAACTGCATTAGTTCCTTCTACTTCAAATGCCAAAGTTCTTGTATTGCCAATTTCTATACCTTCGTTTGTTCTTACTGTAAAAGGAAATGTTGTAATTGTTGCTTCGTCATTCCTAACAAATTTATTGCCATCAACAGGATTACCATTTACAAGTAGTTGTTCAGCTTTGTCTGCTATGCCTTTAAATCTTGCAACAGTACTATCAATACTAGAACTTATATTAACGCCTGGTGATAACTGTCCAAATCCAGGAATTAATATTTTAGGTGTAAATGTTGTACCAACTATAATACTAACTGCAACATCATCAACATAATTGATTATTGCTTGTCTATCTACATTGTCGGTATCTGTTATTGTAACTGCTTTTGCACCTGTGTTTGTTCCGCTGGCAATTTCCGGTCCTACCAAAATCCAACCGCTGCCGCTGTACAAGTAGAGTTGCTGTGTACTGGTGTTTACCCACAAATCTCCTAATACACTGTTGGATATATCGGGCTCATCAGTGCCTTTCTTTAATCCACCTGCACTAACCCAATTAGTACCATCATAAACTTTTAATGTATCGTTTTGAGAAGTATTATCATACCAAAGTTGTCCTTCAACGGGATTACTAGGCGGATTGTTGTCAGCAAAGTTTTCAAGCAAATGTAAAAAGTTTGTTAATACTGCTTCTCCAAAGTTTGTTGCGCCTCTGCCAGGCAAACGCAAACTTGTATCTGTGTTAATTTCTTTTTCAACAAC